AATGCGGGTGATTTCGTGTTCAACGCGCTTGTTGATGACCTCTTGTGCCTTTTCCTCCACGTCGGCAAGAACGATACTGTTTCCCGCCATCTGTGCCGTAGACGGTCCCATGAACTCGCTGATAGGCAGGCGCTTTGAACCGTCGCGCTCGAACATACCTGTATGTCCGCTTTGCATTCTCGCAATGAACGCGTCTTGAAACGGCGTGCGCCCGTTTCCGGCAAGCACCGCCGCCGACACGGTAGCCCGTTGGATAGGAATTGTCGGCGATACGTTGAAGCGGTATAGCGGTATCTTGTGGCCCGCAAACAGGACAGTTCCAACAATTCCGCCGTCGCTGGACTGTGTGCGGACCTTGATTGTCGTTTCCGCCCGGACGTTCTGCCGCGTGATTGCATAAACGGTCGTGATGCCCTTTAGGGTTTCAGAACGAACAGTGTTGTTCGCCCGGCGGATAGTGCTTGACAGCGCCTTTTCTATGCCGCCGGGAACACCCGATAAAATCAGGTTGACCCGCTCGATCTGTTCGGCTGTAATAGTAATCATTCGGTCAGCATCTCCAAATAAAGAACGATTTCCCCGGCTTCCGGGTGAACCTTTGTGATTTGGTAAATGTGGTCGCCGATTTCCATATTCAGGCCCTTTTGTGGAATTGTCTTCAACAGGGATAGCGGGACATATACAACAAGGTCAACAAGAACCAAGCCGTCTACATGGTCCGTAGACGGCTTTTTCCTGTCCTGTGCGCCGCCGTCATCAATGATGACAGGGCCTTTGTAGCGCACCCCGTCAATCCAGAATTCCATAACGTCGGCGTGTTCGCGGGCGTTATGGAATACCGCTGTAAGGTCCCGTTCAACCTGCGCTTTGAAGTTCATTACAGGACCTTTGCAACGTACCAGCTATTGACCTCATGGGGAACGGTCAGCGGCTTACTGTTGACTTGCAGGAAGCGGCGGTCCGGGCGGCGCTCAACCCACGTCTGCGGCACGCGGTCGCCCTCCACGGTAACAAACGTCTTTCCCTCTTCGGGAATCATGGTGATTGCGCCGTAGTAGATGGAATACTCCGCTTCGGTAGACAGCAGGGCAAGCGTGCCGTCAGGAACAAGCGGCTTCTGCGTCGGGGCGCTGGGGTCGGTCCAGTTGTCCAGATACCACTCGTTGTACTGGTAGAGGTCAAGGCCCAGCTTGTGAATAGTGCCGATGTAGGTAAGGCCGTTCGGCAGTTCGCGGGGCTTGATGACTGCCAAATCATAGGCGCGAACGTCCAGAACAGACTTGACCTTTGCGTTGTTTACAAAAGCGTTCGCAACGTCCTTTGCCATGATGCAGATATTGCAGTTTACAAAGCCCTCTTTCTGGACGGCTTCGCGCCAGCGCTCCAAATCGCCCAGCGGGTCGGAAGTATCGGCGTTCCACTTCTTTTCGGCGCTGACGATAGTTTCCTTGTTGGTGAAGTCAAAGTCGATAACTTCGTTCAGGCCCTCACCGATAATGGGAATCTGCCCGGTGAAAATGGCGGTAGCCGCCATCCACTCTTCGCGGCGCACGATCATTTCGTTCAGTTCGCGCAGGTCGTCCGCCAGCTTCTCAACGGCACGCTCTGCGGGGGTTCTGCCGCTGTACGGGTTTTCACCCGCAGAACGGTTCAGCAGGTCGTCAACGGTGGTGATTTTGTCAGGGGCCAGCAGAACGGGGGTGTAAGTCTTCGTCTGGTAGCCGCTGTTCGGAATCACCTTGCCGCCGACTTTCGGGTGAACGAACGGCGCGAGGGCGCGGCTTCCTTTCTTGAAGTCAACATCAACGCTCTTCGTGGGGAAAGTGCGGCGGTTCTTGAACAGGGTATCGCGGAAAAAAGTATGCACGGGGGGCATTCTGGTAATCAGCTTACCCAGCGTGCGCGGGGTGTAAATAGTTGTTTCGATAGCCATTTTCTCTTCGCTCCTTTACTTCAAAAAGATTCCGATATTGCGGAACGCCTTTGCCAGCGTATCGGCGGTCACGCCCTCCGGCAAGGTGATAGCGTCCGCGAAAAATTCGCCCGTCAGGTAGACGACGACTTCTTCCGCGGCTTCTGCGGCGGTTGCGGCGATGCCGTAAATACCCGCCGTGGTGTTCTCATACTCGGACTTCGCCGGGGTGCTTGTGCCGCTCACAGCTTCGCTTGCTTCGACTTTTACAACGGGTTCAATGCCGTTGTCCGTCAGCTTGACGGGTTCGTACTGCTTGACGCTCTTCCCGGCGGCAACAGCCTTGACCGCCGTAACAACGGGGTATTCTCCGGCGAAAAACTTCACGGGTACGCTCTGGTCTTTCTGGATTTCGTACATGGTGTTTCCTCCTTTACTTCGTCGCGGGGAACAGCTTGTCAATGGCCTTGTCAACGTCATTGTCGCCGCCGTCATCGCCTGCGCCCTCATGTGCGCCCGCTCCAACGTCGCCCGCACCGCTCTTCTGCGCGTCGTCGTCGCGGTTCTTGATGTAAGTTCCGCCCTGCTTCTTCTGCGCGGCAACGATAGCCTTTGCCACGTCGCCCGCCGCAATGGGGTTGTTGAACTTCGCGTCGTTTACGATGCTCTCATAGCCCGCAAGCGCCACGTCTTCAATGTCCTGAATGCGCTTGCGCTCCGCGGTGGTCGCCGCGTCCTCGATCTGACGCGTCAGGTCGGGGAAGGCCGCTTTCAGGCCGTCAACCGTAGTGATTTTTTCGATTCCGTCCATTGTGTTTCGCTCCTTTTCGGTTTTTTTGTGGTTTGTGTTATTTGAAAAACCGCCGGGCGTGCGGGCCGTCATGCGGTTTAACAACGATACAGGCATATTCGGAAAGCGCGTCAGGTCGAGGGAAACGCTGTTCACAACGACTTTCGCCGCATTTTCCACGGTCGTTTCCGCGTCCTCAAACATAAGTTTGTCGCAGAAACCCGCGTCAACGGCCTGTTTGCCGTCGTACCACGTTTCAGCCGCCATGATTGCGGCAACGTCCGCCGCGTCCTTTCCCGTTTTCAGGGTATAGGCGTTCACGATAGACTGCTTGATGACCTTTAATTCATCGGTCATTTTCGCAAGTTCCGCTTCGTTGAAGTAGCCCAACAGCCCCAACGCCGGGTCATGCACCATGAAAACGCCGTTTCCGGGAATTTCGATGCTGTCGCCCGCCATTGCAATAATCGTCGCCGCAGACGCGGCCCAGCCGTCAATTTTCACGGTGATTTTCGCCGCGTTGTCTTTCAGGCGGGTGTAAATGGCATTTGCGGCGAACACGTCACCGCCGCCGCTGTTGATGCGTACCACGATTTCAGGCACAGCGCCCAGCGCGTCCAGTTCCTCCGTGAACTGCCGCGGGGTCACTTCATCGCCCCACCATGTTTCGGAAGCAATGTCGCCGTAAAGAATGAGTTCCGGGGGATTCTCCCCGCTTGCTGGTTGGAAGTTCCAAAAGTGTTTATTCTTCGGTTTTGCCTGCGGCGTTGCCGTTTTCTCCATTTTCTTTTACCTCCCTTAACATTTTTTCTTCGCGCTTCAACTGCGCGGCGTTTCGGTAGAAGTCTGAACCGTTCATTTCCATAGCTTCGCGGTCGCGTGTGGAAAAACCGTTCTGCACGCGCTTTTCCGCCGCGGTGACTTCCTGTACCGGGTTCAAAAGGCCCTGCGCCGGGCCGTTCCACTCTGCGCCCGTGTACGCCTTGCGAATCAGCGGGTCAGAGAAAAAGCCGGGCGCGGGAATGCGGCCCTTTGCCACGGCTTCGGCGAGCCATTCTTCATAGACTGGTTGGCAAAAATCATTTGCAAGCCACGTCCGATACATACGGAACATTTTCCACGCTTCCAGAAGCGCCCCGCGGGACGCGCTGTAAGACGCGTTGAAGTTCTTTACCAACAGTTCATAGGGAATTTCAAGGGCCGCGCCGATCTGACGGCAGATAGCCACAACGAACCCGTCAAAAGCCGTGTTCGGTCTGCCGGGGTTCATGTCATGTGCCTTTTCACCCTCGTTCAAATCCACGATTGCGCCGGGGGCAAGTTCAATCGTGCTGTCGTCGCCTGCGTCCACCTGTGCGTCTTCAGGAATGATTTCACCAAATCCGCCGTCGCTGGACGCTGATTCCTTTTCGATAAACACCGTGAACATACCAGAAACCACGGCGGCGACAAGTTCCGCGTCTGTATATCGCCCAAGCTGTTTCAGTGCTTCGATGACCGGGGCAAGAAACGGCACGCCGCGGCGCTGTCCGATGCGCTCCCGGTTCATAATGTGAAGCACGTTCCGCCGCCCGGTCTTTGCTCCCCACGCTTCAACGCGCGTCCACCCGGTTTCTGTCATGTCATACGAAAGAGGGTGGTGCTTGCTGATATGGTAGGCCACGACTTCGCCCGCGTCGTTGGTTTCAACGCCGCCGATGATATGCGGGTCAACGATCCCGTTCGGATTGCTCAACCTGTCCGCTTCGATCAGACAAATTCGCAGGTCGTAAGGCATATTCGCCCGCTTTGTCACGGGCAATGTTGCGATAACGTCACCACTCATAAGCCAGTTCAGAAACGCGAGTTGTTGCAGTTCGTAGAAATTGTCAAGCCGTTCAAGGTCGCAGGCGGTCGAATCAGCCCACAACGAAAATTCCCGCTCGATTTTGCGTTCAAGGTCGCGGGCGGCTTCTTCGTCCATTCCCAACGCTTCATAGTCGATTTGACTTTTCAGCCGCAGGCCGGACCCGATGACGTTTGTTCGGCAGGTTTTCAGCGCACCCGTCGCCAACGGAACGCCCATGTAGAGGTCGCGGCAACGTTGCCGCAGGGTCGATAAATTGTCCTGAATATCTTCCTTTGCGGACCCGCCGCCATACAGCCAGCCCGCAAGCGATTTCTTCGTGTGTGATGCGCCGTAGTTTCCATACCCGCTATCCAGAATATCCAGCTTCCGGCGGGCGGCGGCGCGTTTTACCGCCGTTTGCGGGGACACGGCGGCAATCACCCGGTCTAATGCGTTCAAACCGCTTCACCGTCCTTTCTCACAGGTCCCGCGGCACTACCCGGAACACGCGGTTTCTTCCGCCGCGGGCTTCGATGTTTTCCAGCCGGGAAACCTCATTCGTCCAATACTTGATGCGTTCGCCGATTTCGGAAAGGTCGGCTTTCGTCAGGCTCCGCGAACCGATGGTATAGCTTTGATGCGTTGTTACCTCCAATTCGGCGGCAAGCCACGCTTCAAGGTGTTTTCGCGCGATTTCAAGCCGCGCTTTCTGTGATGTAGCCATTTATAGAATTCCTCCGTTCGTCCGTGAACGCCTGCCGCGCCGCCGCGGGGCGGGTGCGGTGGTGTCATGCTCCGGCGGCTTCAAAATCGGGTTTGCGATTTCCAGCGCGACGGTCGCATAGTTCCGAATGTCCAACGGCTCGTTTCGCTTGTAGCCGCCGTCTTTCAGGGTCCAGACGTATTGTGCTTTGCCCCGCTTGTAGCTGATAACCATTTTTTCGGCGGTTAGGCCCTTGAAGTATTCCTGCGTATATCCCCGGTCTTTCTCCCGCGGGAAGTGGCAGTAATTCGGCCCCTCTTCCTGCACCGCCAAACGCTGATATAAAAGCGCCTTGCCTGTATCAACGCCCACAGTGAAAAGCGGGGTTTTGATGTTGTTTGCCGTGGACGGGCGGTTGAAGTACGGGACTTCCGCGCCGCCTTTGCCTTTGATAGCAAACACGCGGCGTGCTGTCCGCTCCTTGCAGAAGCGGTAAACCTGCGTCGTGAAGTGTCCGCCGGAATCGACGCAGGCGCAAATGATTTTCAGGTGTCTTCCGTCTGCCGTCGTGAACGTCTGTGAAAGAAAGCGGTCCAGTTCGTCCCATACGGGCTTTAGCTTCAAATCTCCGTAAATGACTTGATACTTGATGCCCCAACTTTCCTTGTCCACGCCCCAGCCGACGACTTCCGCTTCAAAGCGGTCGTCCTGAACGTCAACGCCCGCCGTCAGTACAAGAACTTCTTCCGGCACTTCACAATTATACTTTTCGCGGCGCTTGTAGAGGTCGTCCGTTTCGATCTGTTCTCCGTCCTCTTCCCACGTTTCGCCCATTTCGGTATTTGTCCAGACTTTCAGAAGTTCGATGTTGCCTTTTTTCTTCTCTTCGTTCGCAGTCAGGAATTTTTCAACGATTTCCCGCCAATCCACGAACAGGGAAGCAAGGGCGTTTAGGTGGAAGCCCCGGACCTTTCGTTCCGGGTGGGCCGCAACGAATTTTCCGTTGATGTACTGTTCTTTCCACTCCGTTTCGCTGGAAACCACGCCGCAGGCCGGGCAGGTACAGCCGATTTCGTCCAGCTT